TGAGAATGTGTATTGCGGATTGATTGTTGTAGTTGTTCCTGCTACTGGCTTTGCAACCACTGAGACTGCTGTTCCAAGTAAAGGATAGATTGTTTGCTCAACGCTTGAAGTTGCATAGTCCTGATGGAATTCAAGTGTTACAGAATTGTCTGCAAGTCCGGCCACACGTGTCTTTGCTGTGTTACCGAACGCAGTCGTCTCGACGATGTCAAATGTTGAATTTAATGTGACTGACGCGATGTGATCACTTAAATCAGTTGATCCAAATACAACAGATGCGTTTGTTAATATGATTCTTGCCATTATACGACCGCCTTAGTGATTGCTCCGGTTACTGGCCAAGTTACAGATGCTGTTGCCAATTCACCGACGGATCCGTTTATCGGAGTCCACTCTGAAATAATAGCAGAGCAGGTATAACTTGGATTGAATGCGCTGGTGCTTGATCCGTTTGGCTTTACGATCACAGCTGCTGCTGTTCCGAGAAGTGGATAGATTGTTTGCTCTACTTCGCCCGTTGCGTAGTCCTGGTGAAATTCGAGCGTTACTGAATTGTCTGCCAAACCAGCCAGGCGTGTCTTTGCTGATGTTGATGAGAATGCTGTGGTTTCGACTACGTCGAATGTGGAATTTAGTGTTACTGATGCGACCGTATCGCTCAGATCCACTCCGCCGACGGAGATAAATGCGTTAGTGAGAACTATGCGAGCCATTATTTAGTCGCTCCTTCTTCTGTTTTGATTGTGATGGATGGGATTTGTGGTGCTGCGTTACTTGCTTTGATGTGGTTTCCAGCGATCAGAGATTCTGCGCTGACTCCTGCATCTTGCAATTCTTTATCGCTGACGGCGTCGCCTTTGGTTTTGCCGCAGACTTCTCGATGTGAGATTACTGTGTATGTCATGTCGGTTCCTTATCCGTAGATTGTTAGGCGGTATCTGTACGAGAGAAATGTATTTGATTGAGAGTCGTATGTTCCGGACTCTGCGCTGGTCACTCGCAATGTCTGGCATGCTCCGCCGAGCGTTCTGTCTCCTTCTATCGCTGCTTTGATAGATGTTGCTCCTGTTCCTGCAAGGTATCCATCGAGCTTGTCCTGGCCTGCTCTTTCGGAGAAGCGTTGAACAATCACATAAATATCTACGGTTGCCTGATCGAGTCCTCTGGCGTTATCGATATCAAATGTGAGATCTAGTTGTCCTACGACCGCGCATGGCGGTGTTACTGGCTCTGGTATCAAATCGTAAACGCGGAGGCCTGTTATGGTTTGTAGTCTGGTTTTAAGGCCATCGCGGACTTGGCTTGGACTCATTGGCATTATTTGGCCAGCCCATTGTTCTTGCGGAATGGTCGAAGCAAAGCTTCAACGTCTGCGTCGAGTTTGGCTGTGAGGCGCACTGTGCCTAAGTCCGGGCTTCCTGCGATCCCGAATGGCGACTGACGGCGCGTAAAGAGACGAGCTGCTTGGATCAAGGTTGCCATGTTGATCTCTGCTGGTGTTGCTGTCCATCCCCAGACGCCGGTGATCTTGCAGGCCTGTGGCAAATAATAAGGCCAAACGTATCGACCGATTGCAAGGATGCGGTTGACTGGCCATCCGCGCTGTGGATTGTTTACTGGCTCGAGCATGTAGTCGCTTGTCGACCAGACGGTATCCCATGTCTGGTTGAAGTTATCGTCTGTTGCCACTTGCGTAATTGAAACGCTGTCATCCATGTTCATCGTCCAGGGATCGAGTGGGGTGTAATAACGGGCGACTGGTGATTGCGTCGTTCCGTTCTGGTAAAAGAAGCGCCCGGTGTAATCGTCGATCATGCGGCTCGTTGCTGTGATCGCTGCTTCAAGTGGGACGTCATCGACGCTGTCTGTGATCGCAAGCGAGGCCTTTAATTCGGCCAGGGTGCAATAGGCATTAGTTAGGGCCACGCTTCGTCCTTCTTTCCGGTTTCGGCAGCATTGCGCGTTCTAGTTTGGGATCGGCGGTTGCTGTTTCCTTTGCCGGCTTGCGCCGGATCTTCTTAATCTTGCCAAATATCATTATGTATCTCTTCCATCCAGAAGCTCTTCTGGTGCGGCAGAACGGCGGCGGTGTTGACGTGGATCGTAAATCCGAGCGCCTTTGCCCTTCGGCAGAATAATAAATCTTCCCCGATCCAGTCGCCGTTTACTGGCCCATCCCAAAACCAGCACCAATCGGTTCCCTGGTTTGGATCTGCGACTTCGCGCATCTTCTCTAGAACGCTTCGGTGAACCATCAGGCATCCGGTTCCAGCTGCGTCAATTTCAAAGACTGAATTCTTGTCGTATTTGTAAAGCGGAAGGAAGCCCTTATCTGAGTCCTGAAATATCGCCGGGACTGGCTTTGGGTAAGGCTTGCCTGGTACTCCAAATCCTGCAAAGACAAGGCCTGCGACAATCGGGCGGTCTTTGTCATGGGCTGTGTCGATCAAGGCGTCGAATGCTTGAGTGGTGAGCTGCTCATCCGAGTCCAACATAAGAAGCCAGTCGCTCTTTGTGTTATCCAGAAATTGTTTCACCATGCGGTTGCGTTGCTTTGATAAAAGTCCGGAACCTTTAATTCTCACAAACGGCCCGAGTCTGTCGCTTCTTGCTTGCGCAAGTTGGATCAATCTGTATGCAAAGGATCCATTTACGGATCCTGGATCGCATGAACCGATTGTTACTTTGTGTCCTGACTTCATTTGTTTCCCCCTGTTTAGAAGTGCAGAGCGAGTGACTCGGGGGGTGGGCCACTCGCCCTGCACAATTTAGTGCTTGCCTTCGATTAGAAGGTTGGTGCGCTTAGACCTGTGCCTGAAATGATCGAGGCTGCAAGTGGGTAGCGCTCTGCTGTGTATGCGGCGTAGCCGTAAACGACAGACTTGATTGTAAGGTTTCCAGCGCCTGTCGCATCGAAGCGAAGTGCAAATGGTGATCCTGGCTGTTCCCAAAGGTGAGATTCGCTTGCTGTTACGCAATAGATTTCATCCTGGTTTGTTGTTGTTCCGTATGTTGTTCCGACGTTTGCATCGGTGATGATTGGAAGTCCGAGCATCTGGTATCCAGAGTTTCCGTATGTTGGTGCTCCACCGACGCCTACTGCGTTCATTGGGCCGTTTGCTGCTGGTACAACAAGTGGACGGTTTGTGCTGTCTACTGCTGCAAGCAGGAAGGCTAGGCGACGTGGATGAACTACCCAGTGTGAAGGTGAGACGAATGCGTTTGTCTGGATCTGTGCAATCGCGTCAGCAAGCTTTGGATAAAGCAATCCGACTGTTGGTGCTGTTGATGTGAATGTGATGGCGTTTCCACCTGATGCACGAAGGCCCTTGATTGTGCCGGCTGTGCCTGCACCATTTAGGATCTGTGAATCGAGTGTTGTATGCCATGACTTGATCAAGTCAGCGATCACAAATGTGTCGATGCCTGTTCCGCGCTCTAGTGCCTGACGTGAAATATCTTGCTGTCCGGCGATCGTACGCACATTGATTGTGAGTAGTGTGTCGTCGATATCAGTTTCTGATATTGCATCGTTCTGTGTAACTTGTACGCCTGTTGAACTTCCTGTGGTCATTCTGCTGATATTCAGCGTCATTCCACTTGGTGGAAGTGCCATCTTGTTTGTCGCTGCATCCGCGAATGGGCGGCCAGCGCGTGCTAGTGGAGCTGCAAGGTCGACGAGGTATTGTGGAATTACAAGACCATCAAACTGTGCTGTTCCAACATCGCGGCGCTCGATTGACTCTTCACGCATGTGGCGTGCTAGGCGCTCGTTTGCTGCATAGTCATTTGAGAATTGTGCATTAAATGCATCCTTCACGAATGATGATGTTGAGTGTGCTGAGTATGTGCGCTCTTCGCGTGTAACTGTTGCGCCGCCGATCTTTGGCATTACAACGTCTGAAACTGCTGAGCGGATCTCAGATGCTTTTGCATCTGCATCTGCCTGTGTTTTCATCTTTTCGATCTTTGTATCGAGTGAGCGTGATTCTTCTACGAGTGTGTCCACCTTTGTGGTTTCCTCTGCTGTTAGATCAGTGCGGTTCTCTTCTGCTACTGCTTCGAGAACTGCGTCCATCTCTGACTTAACTGCATCACGACGCTCGATCAATTTATCAAGGAAAGACTTTGACATTTATTGATCTCCTTATGAGTGTGGTTTGGATCAAAGTGGTGTCACTTAATCTCGCGGCGCATATTGGGTGCGAGAGGCGCTCCGGCTTTGTATCTGCTGATTACAGCAGAATTCTAGTTTGTATTGTTGACGATTGCTTGCGCCAGGCGAAGAGAAATCTTGCGCTCTGCTTCTTCTGGACTTGGTTCTGGCAATGCATCAATCAGTGTGAGTGTAGATGCTTTGTGTCCTACGAGCGTATCGGTTGCAACGTATCCATCTCTTAATTCGCGATAGAGACGGATCAAAACCGCAGGATCGTCTTCTTCTGCGTTGATGGTGAAATCTGTTTCTGGAACGTTGAGAGAACCTTCACGCACAACGCGTACAATCTTGCCGCGTGCTGTGCCGCCCGAAGAATCCCAAGAGACGAAGCTGCCGACTGTGTCAACTGCGCGATCTTCTTCTTCATCTTCCATGTATGTGGAATCTTCCATCATCATAAATTCAGACATAATTTGAGCCGCTTTCATAATGTATTCGTGGCCCTCTGATAAATCGGAGAAAATATTTTCTAGAACCAGCATAGTTTCTGGACTGATATCGCGTCCTTCTTTGACTGCCTGCATCGCTGCCTTTAATTGTTCTCTAGCTTCGACTGTGGTCGTTGGATAGGCCGGATAAGTTACGACTGAAACGTCGCCGTCAGAAAGGCTAAGCTCCGTAAGAACTCGGCGGCTGCGATCTTCGTTCCACTTCTGGCGGATCACTCTGAATGCGAAGCTCATCTGATCAACGTCGCCGCGCTCGACCAATGTGTAAAGATCGCGAGCTGCTTGCGTGTCTGGTAGGTCTGCATCCATGTAAAGTCCGGCTTCGTCTTCTGTCAGGCGAAGGGTTCCGTTCTTTGTCCTTGCCAAAGGTAGGCCTTCGTGATTGATTAAGAGGCGCACATCTGGTGTCTCTGTCAGGGTCTTGCGAAATGCGCCCGGTGCGATCCTCTCAAGGAATGGAAGCGGCACGCTGTCTTCGTTGAATACGGCTGCGTATCCGGAGAGGCGCATCGTTCCGTCTTCTGCCTGGCGTGCTTCTACGTTCTTGATCGTGAAGGTGCGGCGTTCTATTTTCTTTGTCATTTTGCTCCTTGAGTCTTCTTCTGCGTCGAGTGCGTCTATTTTTCTCTGCGCCCAGTTTTGTGCTCGGTCGCTGAAGTCTGCGTCTCCGCCCCATAAAAGCCAGGCGACTAATCCTGCGCCTGGGTACTGTGGATCGGATGGGTTGCTGTTCTTTGGTGCCTGGCCGTCGACTTTGTGTCTGGCAAACCAGGGCGCCATTTTTCTTACTTTGTTTTCGCTTATTCTGCCTGCTGCCATCTCACGAGCTGCTCGCTTTGTTCCTTCTGTGAGACCGTCGCCGCCATATCCTTCTGCCAAATATTCAAGACCGCGCTTTGCGTTTGCTTGAATAAATTGAGGAACGCTTAGGTCGACTTGTCTGCTGTTTATTTGTGGTTGCCATGCGTTGCAGTAGTAGGCTCCATCTACGTAATCATTCCAGCGCTCGCACCATGCTTTGGTTCCTTCTGTATTTTGCTTTTCTTCGTTATAGAATAAGCAATTTCCGCACGCTCTTCCTTCTGGCACATCTTCTGAAAGTGCTGGCCTGTAATTGTCGGGAAGTTGCCGCTTGCTTACTTCGCCGCCTGGTTCCATATCTTCTGCGATCGAAATTGCCACCATCTGATCGATAGCGTCTTGTTTACTTTCGTGGCATCCGATTGTTGTATAGGATCCGTCGGCTTCTTCTTTAACGGTTGCCCATCCTGCGCAGTCACTCTGCTTGTCGCTTATCAAATATGGCATTTTTATCCTAGATCAGTAGAAGAAGTTCTGCGTCGTCATCAAGCACAGAGAAATCTATTCTTGATGTTGCTTGTATTTTCATTCCGCCCCATTGTGTCAGCGCCAGGCCTTGTACTTTATTTATTTGTGGCCCAATGATCACCGTCGGGCTTACGAAGTATGGGCTTCCTGTGGTTGCGGCTGTTTGTGTTGTTTGCTGTGTAGTTGTTGCGTTTGCTTGCAGGCTTCCAAATTCGGCGCTTGCTGTTGCGTACTGATCTACTGAAACTCTGGCGTTTGCGTCCAGCGTTCCCAGGGTTGCGGTTGCTGTTGCCTGGTGATCGACCTGCGTGCTTGCGCTTGCATTTAGAATTCCGAGAAGTG